AGTTACTTAACTGAAACATAATCAGCTTCTTTCAGACCTCCGGGTCTGCGCATCATGCGAGCCGAAGTCTGGACTAAAGGACCCTGCGTCCCGGATGTCCGGCAGATCAACGAAAACCGGGAACCGTCGAGTCTTATCAACTCGGCCACCCTTCCTGTTAAAGCAAATGGTTTTGGTAAGCATTATTGTTGTTTCAGTCGTCGGTCCTATAGTGGCCGGTGCACCATGCTGTTTGTCCTGGAAGAAGATGAAAAGAGATATACGGTGTGCGTTATCTCGGATCATGGAGAAGTCCTCGCGACGACCTGCAATTAGTTCAGATATCGTCCGGGATGCCTTCTCCAGCACCGTGTTCGTGGCCCCTAAACCTGTTAAGGGCCACACCCACCCTGATGCCGCCGCCATAAGGACTGCCGCAACACTGCATGCTAGGAAGATAGCAGCAGCAGCCGGCGGTCGTCTGTATTCCCGCGAGATGTCGAAATCCGATCAACGACATGGAATCGCCGGAGATAGACAATGGTTTTGGGCAAAAGACGTCAATACTGATAATAGAAAGCAATCAATGAAAGAAAGTGACGTCTTATGGTATTGCGATGTTGATTACTACGAGGATATGCCATGGCTATTAGCCAATAATGAGCATCCAGTGTTAATATACACTGTTGTCCCCGAAGACGCCTGCGCGACAAGTGATAACACCACGTTCATGTTTAACGACAAAGGAGAACTGGTGACATTCGTGTCGGGCGGTGGTAAATATCAACATCGGTTGTGGGATTATGGAATGGATAGCACAACGGCCACACGATGGACTTGGTTTGGGGTTTTCCCAACCAAATGTGTCGCGTATGCCGTTGAACGTCTGCAATTGGCTTACAGCCGACAGTTGATCTTACTGAGTCCGATTAGGGTGTTCAACCCTTTTGGCGCGATTATGGCACAATATTTGTTAGAATCACGAAATCTCAGCATTTTTGATCCTGTCGTCAAAGGAACTCATGGAGTGTCTTCACCAAAGAAACCTGATGTTTTCATCAGGTTCCGGGTACCGCGTCCAACGGGTTGTTACATCACAACTGGAATAGCGAACACCCATGTGTGTTGTACCATAGAAGCCGATACAGATAGTGCAGTCCAAATCACTTCAAACCTAGGAACAGCAGATATTGTTATTCCGACCACAGCCTCATGGCTTGGCAAGGATAATAAACAAGCTGCTGCGGTTCTGACGGCGTATTGTCGTCAAGTGGTGAGTGGTACCAAAATCCCAACAGTATACCCGGTTTCTGAAGCCGTCCGTGCGTATGATTACAACGTTACGGATTATAATCCCAAGGACCGTGCAAAACTAGTGGCCTTTATGAGCCCACTAGTGCATGGTGCCTTCACGCCAGTGTTCAACGAAGCTTCGGAGAAACGCTGTGTAGAAGGCCGGATTAATAAATTGAAGAAACCTGAACCCAAACCTAATGCATTTGTTGACAAATGCATGATTGAATTTGCGGATTTAGTGGTGGGAGGCGTTCTGCTCCATCCAGTTGATGTTGAGCAAGTGGTTGCCAAACAAACACGTCCCCAACAAAAGGTTTCCTTACGGAAAGCTGTAGTCGCCGGACCATTTAATAAGCGTGTTCTTAAGTGTTTTTTAAAAGCCGAAGCATACGCTGGAATTAAAGACCCCAGAAACATCTCGACATACAATGATGCTGACAAACTTCTAATGTCGCAATTCGCTTTGGCGATGTCAGAACATTGTAAACAGTTCAGATGGTATGGTCCGGGAAAAACACCATTAGAAGTGGCCCTCAGGGTCGCTGAGGTATGCGAAGAAGCAGAGTTCGTCAACGTCTCTGATTATCATCGCATGGATGGAACTATCACAGCCGTACTGAGGAATATCGATAAATTGGTCTTTATTAAGGCCTTTGGAGACCATAGGGACGTAGTCAATGAATTGTTAAAGCGAAATTCAGGGAATGTCGGATTTTTACCAGAAGGAACCACCTTTGAACAAGGAACGTCACACGGCAGTGGATGCCCTGCTACAAGCGTCTCACAAACTTTGCGCGCAGCCTTTGCTGCGTATCTTGGATACCGTCACTCAAGAACCCCCTCCGGGGAGTATTACACTCCCGATGAAGCCTTTGCCAAGCTCGGAATTCACCTTGGCGATGACGGTCTCGACCCTGACCTCCGAACAGACTCCCACAAATGGGCAGCTGAACGGGTCGGTTTGGTACTTGAGGCCGCCACCGTCAGCAGAGGTGAGCCAGGAGTCACCTTTCTGGCTCGCTATTATTCATCGGATGTATGGTACGGAGATCCTAATAGTATGTGTGATGTGCGAAGACAGCTGTCCAAATTCCACACTACAGTGCGGTTACCGGCTAACGTCAGCCCTCAAGAAAAACTTCTTGAGAAATCGAGCGGGTTTGTCGCCACTGATGGGAACACTCCAGTCATCGGACAATTCTGTAGAAGAGTTGTCGACCTGGCTGGATGGGCTCGATATACGGACCATGGAATCCAGCCATGGTGGTCACAGTTTGACCAGTCCGTCCAATTCCCTAATGAAAACCATACAGGGTGGATGGACGCTGAATTCGAGCGTTTGTTTCCGGAATTTGAACGCGATGTCTTTGACCATTGGCTTTCAGGGACCGCCAACCTCACAGCCTTATTGGCGGCCCCACTTTGTGTCGAAATTGAGCCGGCAGCTCCAAGTTGCGTGCCGGTCGTTGTTGACGGAGATGTCTTGCCTCCGTTACTCGACGATAATGAAGAAACAAAGGAAATGGAAGAACAGGTTACTTCCGCTACGGCCAACGCCGTACACGAGGAAACAACAGCGGAAGGACAATGGAAAACAGTCAAGCGACCACGCGCTAGGCAGAAGAGACCACGTAAGGGCAAGTCCCATCGGGTCACGAAGAAGCCACTTAAACACCCCTAGTTACCCGGGGTGAGGGTATCAGATTAGTGTAAGTTACTCGACGTTGTGAAATGACGTATGGGGTGTAGTATAAGTGGGAGCTCCGG